ATTTTGATATAAGCTAATAATTGGACACACCAAACACGCATGGACACACTAATCGGACACGGGCAAGAAGCAGATAAATGCTAATCTAAATAGTAATATGTGTCTAGTGTGTCCAATTATTTATATAAAAAATAAAAAAATAAATATATGAATAATCGTATGTATACGTATACACGTGAAAAACGCGAATACGCGTATATATATATTCTGGCAAAAAATCGGACAAATTGGACACACCCCCCCCCATAAACCCAGTAATGGCGTGGGTTCGTAGGCGTGTCCGAGGGTGTGTCCAATTAATAAATGAGAACGAGGTGAGAACGATAGAAAAAGATATCGAACGTTGGCTAGGAAATCAACTCAAAAAACTAGGGTGCATATATATGAAATTCGTATCACCTGGAAATGACGGCGTACCCGATCGGATTGTTATACTTCCCGGAGGTAGTGTTATCTTCGTCGAGTTAAAGTCCACACAAGGTAAGTTAATGGCCAATCAACGAGTACAGATTTCAAGGCTGCGTAAGCACGGCGCCATAGTATTTGTCCTAACCGGTAAGCTAGACGCTAAGTTATTTTTAGATGATATAGAAAGGGTAATTCATGGACTTTCATCCACATGAGTACCAAGAGATTGCTATTCAGCGGATAATTGACCATTCGCACTATGGCCTCTTATTGGACATGGGCTTAGGGAAGACAATCTCCACGTTAATCGCAATAGAGAAACTTATGTATGATAGCTTCACTATAAAAAAAGTGTTACTCATCGCACCTAAAAAAGTAGCAGAATCTACCTGGGCGCAAGAAACAGAAAAGTGGAGTGCCACAAGATGTTTAACCGTGGCCAAGGTGTTAGGTTCAGAGAAAGAACGTATACACGCACTCGATAGTGAGTCCGATATCTATGTGATGAACCGTGAAAACGTGCAGTGGTTATACGACTACTATTTCGAAAAACCGAAAAAGAAATTCCCTTTTGACATGTTAGTGATCGATGAAAGTTCTTCATTTAAGAATCCACAGGCTAAACGGTTTAAGGCTATGCGTAAAATGAGACCTCTCTTTAAGCGTATTGTTATTCTAACAGGCACGCCAGCGCCAAATACCTTAATGGATATTTGGGCGCAGATGTACTTACTAGATGGCGGAGACCGATTAGGTAAAACGCTTACCGAGTTTAGATACCGCTACTTTACGCCGGACAAAACAAATGGCCATGTAGTGTACAGCTACCGATTGCTACCAGGTGGCGATAAGGCTATATTTGGTAAAATTCAAGACGTTTGTATGAGCTTAAAAGCGAAGGACTATCTAAAGCTACCTGAGCGGATTGAAAATGTAATCACCGTCGAAATGAATCCTAAAGAATGGGCGCTGTACAAGGAAATGGAGCGCGAGCATGTACTTAGTATTGTAGACGATGATGACATAAGCGCCTTAAATGCAGCATCCCTAGCCGGCAAGTTATTACAACTGGCCAACGGTTCTATCTATAATGACGAGGGTGACATCGTAGTTGTACATAACGAGAAAGTAGAGCGGTTAAAAGAATTAGTAGAAACGAATGAAGGGAAACCTATATTAGTGTTCTATAATTTCAAACACGATCTGCAAGCGATTAAGGACGCATTCCCTAAAGCCATCGAATTGAAGACCGATGATGATGTAGCCGAGTGGAATAAAGGTAATATCCAAATGCTATTGGCACATCCCGCATCAGCAGGATACGGATTAAACCTTCAAGCCGGTGGCAATATCATCGTATGGTATGGGCTAACATGGAGCCTTGAACAATACCAACAAGCTAACGCTAGACTACACAGGCAAGGGCAAACACAGCCTGTGATTATCCACCATCTAGTAACAAAAGGCACGATGGACGAGCAAGTTATGAAAGCGTTAGAGCGTAAAGAAGCAGGGCAGGACGCCCTATTAGAAGCTATTAAGTATCGTAAAGAATTGTATAAGGAGCAGAGATATGCAAAAGAAATGTAGACGATGCGGAGATACATTTACGGTATCCACTCACGAGGACTACTGCCCGGAGTGTGAAAAAGTAATGACACCTCCTGAAGCTGGTTATAGTAAAGCGATTACTTGTGAAGCTTGTGGAGAAACATTTATCCATAGAAAAGACAAGTCCGCAGGTCGTTGGCCTAAATACTGCCCAACGTGTCTTCCTAAGTATTCGAAGGTACCTAAGAAGAAAGAAGAGGTAGTACAAATTATTGAGGAAGTTGTAACGCAGACTGCTGCTTTGCCTAAGGAGGACGTCATCAATCATCCTTCGCACTACACACGGGGTAAGATTGAGGTTATTGATTTCATAGAAGATCAACAGCTTCCATATCATCTGGGTAATGTTATCAAGTACATCGCACGAGCAGGGCATAAGGGCGATAAACTTGAAGACCTAAAAAAAGCGCGGTGGTACTTAGACCGGTATATCAAAGAGGTAATGCCCCATGAGTGACTATAAAGAAAAGGCGACTGCGTATTTACAAGATATCAAGATGATTGCTATACGTATTCAATCCCTACGACAGGATATTCGCAAACTGCAGTATGATATCATCACCTTATCGGCGATTGATTATTCCAAAGACCGAGTATCCGGGGGCGGTACGCCAGCAGGGCTTGAAGGGGATGTGGCTAGACTTGTTGATACGGTAGATGCCAAGAAACGGGAGATAGCAAAGCTTATTGCTAAAAGGGAAGAAGCAAGGGCTTTAATTGAAAAGGTAGAATGCATACCAGGGCGTATTATATTAGCGCAAGAGTACATTAACGGAGCGTTTCCTAAGAAAGTACAAGCGATGATATATTACGAAAAGAGCAGTTACTTCAATTTAAAAAATAAAGCATTGAACGAATTAGGGGAGCTACTTTCATAGTGGAGTACTTTGGACTGTTTTGGAGTACTTTGGACTTAAATGAACCGACTTGACATAGTATAATGTAGTTGTGAAAGGTGTCCTTAGTCATCTAACACAAATCCTCTCTTATACACAACTCAGCAAAAAGCACGGTGATGACGACCGTGCTTTTTGTTGTATGTAGCATTGTAAATATAGGGGCCCCTATTTATGATGTAGGCGATCGCGTAAGCTAAGGAGAGGGAATATGTAAAAATGAAATTTACTGCACAATGAAACCAGGGCGAGCCGAATATGTCCACATTTTTAAAGCTTATACATTATGAGCTTGCCCTGTATCGTTGTACGCTGACATCTGATGACTAGACTATAAGTCCTCCAGCAACTATATAGCCTAACAACAACCAACTAGTCATCGGATTTGAGCGTACAAATATATTAAAGGTGAGAAGGTATGAGCACGGAAGTCAAATGCATTAAACGTAAATGCCTTAATAACAAAAACGGCGTTTGCACAGCACAACTAATTGAATATGATGGACTGTGTCAAACTTATATCACACATGATCAAGCACATAAAAGTAATTGTGGATTATGCACTCGTTCTCACGGCCGATTTAAGAGAAACAGCCGTGATGTATTAAGATAGCCAGGAGGTGAGATAGTGGCCGAGTTAAAGAACAAGAAACACGAAAAGTTTTGCAATGAGTACATCAAGGATATGAATGCGACACAGGCCGCTATTAGAGCTGGCTATTCCGAAAAAACAGCAGGTGCGCAAGCATCTAAATTGCTTAAAATAGTTAACATCAAAATAAGGGTTGCTGAGTTACGAGAGGCTTATTTAGACGAAAACATCATGACTGCTAAACAGGTTGAGTATGAGTTAACAAGAATTGCTCTGGGGCTCTCAAATGAAAAGCACGTCGTTATCGAAGGTACAGGCGACGGATACTCCGAAGCTCGAATTATCGATAAACCACCTGACGAGAAGTCAAGACTGAAAGCACTGGAGCTAATGGCTAAACGCCATAGAATACTCAGCGGTGATACAACTATCGATATTAAGCCTGTAATCATCGTAGGTGGTGACGATATTGCAGACTAATAGAGTGTACTTGCCTGATATCGTAGGTAAGGGATACGGTGTTTTTTGGCGGTTCAAAGGACGCTATAAGGCCGTAAAAGGAAGCCGTGCTAGTAAGAAGTCCTCTACACAAGCGCTTAAAGCTATCATTGAGATAGTAGAAAACCCAACTGTAAATTGGTTAGTCGTACGAAAGGTAGAACGCACTTTGCGTGACAGTTGTTTCGCGCAGCTTAAATGGGCTATTCATCGATTACAGCTTGATAGGTATTTCAAATGTTCTACATCTCCGCTGGAGATAACGTATGTACCAACTGGCCAAAAGATTTTATTTAGGGGCCTAGACGATCCTTTAAAAGTAACATCCATTACCGTAGAAGTAGGGTCCTTATGCAGGCTATGGGTAGAGGAAGCCTATGAGATAACTTCAGAAGAGGCATTTGATAGGTTAGATGAATCTATTCGAGGTCAGTTGCCCGATGGAATGTATCACCAGGTAGTGCTAACTTTTAACCCGTGGTCTGATAGGCACTGGCTAAAGAAACGGTTTTTTGATGAGCCCAGTGGTAACGTGTTGGCCATGACAACGAATTACATGTGTAATGAGTTCTTGAGTGACTCTGACTTGGTACTGTTTGAAGAGATGAAAAAGAATCCTCGTCGATACAGAACAGCAGGTTTAGGTGAATGGGGTATCGTCGAAGGTCTAGTTTTTGATAACTGGGAAGAGCGAGCCTTTGATGTTAACGAAGTATCTAAACGACCAAATGTTAAATCAGCATTCGGCATGGACTTTGGTTATGTTAATGACCCTAGTACATTGTTCTGCGGTCTTGTTGATACAGTGGCTCGTGAGATATATGTATTTGATGAAATGTACGAAAAAGGTATGAGTAACGAAGATATATTAAGAAAGGTTACTGAAATGGGATATGCTAAAGAACGGATTAAGGCCGATAGTGCTGAACCGAAATCGATTGCGTACTTAAGAAAAGCTGGTTTACGTAACATAAGAGCTGCTAAAAAAGGACCTGACTCTATCAGAGCTGGTATCTCACTCATTCAGGACTATAAGATTATTGTACATCCGAGATGTGTTAATTTCTTGACTGAGATAAGCAACTACACCTGGGATAAAGATAAATTCGACAATATGGTAAATAAGCCTATTGATGATTTCAACCATTTAATGGATGCAATGCGCTATGCAATGGAAGAATTCGACGGACGTAAAGGCGTCCGGCTAATGACGTACTAGGAGGCGATAGATTGGAAATAGAATTAATTAAGAAGTTAATTAAAAAGCATACACTGGGGCATGCAAAAGTCGTAACTAATATGGAAGTGGCTGATCGCTATTATGCTGTTAATAACGACATTATGCTAATGCCGACAAAACCAAAAGACATAGAAGAAGCAAAACAAAAAGGCGAATCGTTTAATCCAATGCACCAAGCGGATAATCGAATCGCCTATTCTTTTTACCCTCTTTTAGTGGACCAGAAAACCGCATACATGTTCACCGCACCGCCGATTTATGATGTCAAGGATGATAAGTTAAATGAAACTATCTTAGATACGTTAGGCGATGCCTACGAAAAGAAATGTAAGGACTTATGTGTTAAAGCAACTAACGGGGGCGTTGCCTGGGTGCATTACTGGATGAATGATGAAGAAGGTTTCCAGTGGGCCGTTTTACCAGCTAGTGAGATTATCCCAATTTGGAATAACCGCATCAACACAAAACTCGAAGGCGTGCTGCGTGTCTATGCAGACATTAACGAGACTGGCGAGACAATCACTGTCTACGAGTACTGGAATGATAAAGAGGTACAAGCGTTCTCTTTACGTACTGGTGACACGATAGAATCCATATCTCCTTATACTGCCTTTATCATGATTGACCCTAGCGGGGTTACTGTAGCAGTAGATTCTATGCCACATAACATGGGTAAAGTGCCATTTATTGCGTTCGCTAATAACGCTAGCCATACAACAGATCTCGTCCGCATCAAATCGTTAATTGATACTTACGATAAAACGTATAGTGGGTTCTTGAATGACTTAGAAGATGTACAGGAAGTTATCTACGTATTAACTAACTATGGTGGGGAGAACCTCTCCGAGTTCCTTGAAGGGATGAAGAAGTACAAGGCAATCCAAATGGATTCCACTGGTCCTGATGACAGAAGTGGCATTTCAACTTTGACCATTGATATTCCTATTGAAGCCCGCAAAGAGCTTCTTGATATCACTCGTAAAGCTATTTTTGATATGGGGCAGGGCGTGGATCCACAACAACAAGGTCTCGACGGCACTAGTGGGGAGGCCATGAAGTTCCTATACACCTTGTTAGAACTCAAAGCGGGCATGATGGAAACAGAATTCCAGTTAGGGTTTAATGAGTTGATTCGTGCTATTTGTGCCGCTAATGGTACTACTGATGTAACTATCACACAAATTTGGACAAGAACATCTGTTAAAAACGATGGCGACCTTGTCGATATGTGTTCAAAATCAATGGGCGTTGTTTCTAAACGCACAATCCTTGCGCATCATCCATTTGTGGAAGATGTGAATGAGGAAATCAAACAAATTGAGGCGGAAGAAGCCGAGCAAGGTATTTACGATGATTGGAAATCTGAAGACCACGACTCTATAGACGAGAAGGACACTGAAGAACCATAAATCGTGATATAAATTTTTATTCTCTAATTCGTGGCAGGTAAACCACGGTAAAAACCGGATAGGAGAAACAACATGACAGTCAAAGAATTACTTGAAAAACTAGGTATCGCAGAAGATAAAATCGAGGATGCGACTAAACAGTTTAAGGAATTTCTAGACGGGGAATACGTTCCTAAATCGCGTTTTAATGAGGTCAACGCGGAAAAGAAAGGCCTTGAGGCTACTGTGAGTGAGCGGGATAAACAACTTAAGGCTCTCAAGGATAGCGAGGGAGACGTTGATGCGTTGAAAGAACAAATTACGAAACTGCAAGCAGAAAACAAAGCGGCCGCACTGAAATCTGAAGCAGATTTGAAAGCATTGAAGTTATCCACTGCTGTACAGTTAGCTATTGGTGATACTGCACAAGATGCAGAGCTTGTAGCTAATCTTATTGACAAGTCTAAGTTGATTCTTAGTGATGATGGAAAGGTAACTGGTTTGACCGAGCAGCTTAAAGAGCTTAAAACCTCTAAAGCGTTCTTGTTTAAACCGGAGGGGGACCCTAAGTTTAAATATGACCCTAGCAAGGGTGATGGTAATCCTAAGGTTAATCCATTTAGTAAAGAACATTTCAATCTTACTCAACAAGCTGAACTTATTAAGAATGATCCAGCCCAGGCTAAAACATTAGCAGCGCAAGCTGGCGTGGCTATTGATAATTTAATCTAAGGAGGTAACTAATGGCTACAACTTTACAAGATATCATTAATCCTACGGCACTGTTTGAAAACTATGTAGTGAACCGTACATCTGAATTGTCTGCAATCTTCCAGTCCGGTATTATTACTCGTGACTCCAAGTTCGACCAATTAGCAAGTGAAGCAGCACAAGTACATAACATGCCTTTCTTCACTGACTTAAACGGTGATTCCGAAGACATCGTAGAAGGTACAAGCCTTACTGAAGCAAAAATCGGTTCTAAAATGGACACATCCACTACTATTCGCCGTGCGAAAATGTGGGGTGCAACTGACTTGTCTGCGCAATTAGCTGGTACAGACCCTATGTCTGCAATCGGTGATTTAGTAGCAGGTTTTTGGGCGCGTGACCATCAAAAAGAATTGCTTAACATTCTAGACGGCGTGTTCGCAGCAACAAGCATGTCTGACCATGTACTTGATATTTCCGGTAAAACTGGCAAAGCAGCGGCGTTCTCCGGCGAAGCATTCATCGATGCAATGCAACTTATGGGCGACGCTCGTAACTCCTTAACTGCAGTTGTAATGCATTCTGCTACAAAATCTTACCTTGATAAATTGAACTTGATCCAAACAATTCGACAATCTGATTCTGTTTCTTTCGACACTTATATGGGTCGTCGTGTAATCGTTGATGATAGTTGTCCTGCAGCTGGTGGTAGTTACACAACTTACTTATTCGGTGAAGGCGCTATTGCTTATGGTGTGGGCTCTCCAGTAGGTCTTGTACCAGTAGAAGTAGACCGTGATAAACGTAAAGGCTCCGGTGTAAACTATCTTATCTCTCGTAAAGCATTCATCATGCATCCACGTGGCGTAGCTTGGAAAAACAAAACTCGTGCACATGCTGAATCTGTTTCTCGTACAGAGCTAAAAGATGCAGGCAACTGGGAACGTGTATACGAGCCTAAACAAATCCGCATCGTTAAATTCGTTCATAAATTAGGTTAAGGTGTAACAAATGGGGACCGATTCATATTGGGCTAGGCGCAGCGTCGAGCGAGAAGAAGAATGGAATAAGAAAAGCCGTGACACTATCGAAAAAGAGCTGGCCTCTCATTATGAACGGTCAGCCCAGCGCATCCAAGCTAATATCGAAAGGCTGTACGGCAAGTTTTCAGTCGATAACGGAGTTAGTATTACCGAAGCACGTAAATTAATTAATGGCACAGAGTATAGGACTTGGAGAAAGGACATCGAAGAGTACATAGCAGAGTATAAGGAGACAGGGAACCCTAAGACTTTGTTAGAACTCAACACATTAGCGATGCGATCAAGAATATCGAGGCTCGACAAGTTGTATGGGGATACATTAATTGAGCTAGATAAGCTAGGCAGTAAAGCAGATAAAGCGATTACAGGATTCCTTAAAGATGCCTATAAGGATAATCGACTACACTCTGCTTACGAGTTAGCTAAGAGAGGGCAAGGACCTTTGAATGTTGCTGTTAATGAAAAACACGTGGAACAGGTATTACGAGCTCCATGGAGTGGCAAGAATTATAGCGAACGTATTTGGGGGAATAGCGATAAATTAGCAAGAACTTTACAGGATACGGTGTTCAATTCTGTGCATAGAGGTGTTCCTGTTGAAAAGCTAGCTAAGGAAGTCCAAGAACGCATGAACGTGGGCAAAAATGATGCAGTCCGTTTGGTTCGGACTGAGCTAAACTATGTGCATAATCAAGCAACGCTAGACTCACTAAAGTCCGCTAATATGGAATACTTCCAATTCATCGCCACTCTTGATAAACGGACCTCTTCAGTCTGCAGAGAGCATGATAATCACGTATACCCAATTGATGAAGCAGAGGTAGGGACAAATGTGCCACCTCTACATCCGCACTGTCGTTCTACTATCGCAGGCTCTATTGATTCTAAAAAAGCAACAAGTGGATCAAGAACTTCGTTGCTTAGAAAAGGGGAGTACCAAAAAGTACCGCGTAATATGGATTACGACAACTGGAAAGCTGTATACGTGGATAATTCGAAGTCTTTTGCAGAGTGGAAGCGTGAACGTAAGCCTTTAGTAGCAACTAACAGCGGTGCTGAAGTGGTAGTCAGAAAAGCACAGGATTTGGTTAAAGTTGAAACGGGTGTCGCACGTGTCGATGCCGCTATTAAGTTCTTTGATAAGCCAAACCTAACAGAGCATGAGCGGATGAGCAAAAACCTCATGCCTTTGTCTGATTCATTTTTAAAAATAGTCGTCTTAAGAGAATTAAACGCAAGCAGGTTAAAGTATCACAAGCTACCTCTTGAAGAGTTTGAAGAACTTAGATATACTATAGGTAAAGATAATGAAAAAAGATGGTTTTCTGACCCTGACTCAGAGGGGAAAGAGTTCCCTCTGTACCCTCTTAATGATGGGGCAGTAGGGGTGATGTGGGCTGAGGTGCTGCAAGTTGGTGCTAAGCTTACTCGTTTCGGACGAGCAACAGGCCGTTATACGGCGCCAGCAGGCACGCCGTTCGTAAATAGGGCGATGCCTTATACTGAAGCAGAATACTCTGATAACGAACATCAGTATGTTGTTATAAAGCCTTTACCAGTAAAGACTAGTGTTACTGCTCCCGCTTTTAATAAAGTCGGAGGTGGGATACAGTATAAGACAGAGGAAAGTATTCAATATTATTTAGATGAAGGGTATTTAGAGGAGGTTGATTAATATGACAATTAAAGAAGTTAAAGCTTTATTGCACAAAATCAACGTGCCTGTAAGCTCTTATAATATTGAAAATAGTCCTACGCCTATCGTACCTGGTACAATTATTTTAGAGAACTCATCCGAAGGGTTTTCGGTGTATTGGACAGAGCGTAATGAGGTCTACGATCAACAATACATTAAAAATGAACAAGACGCAGTAGGCTACTTCCTTCAATTATTGGAAGGTAGCTCTAAAGCGTATAGAAAATATGTCGCAGAACATAATGTATAAAGCGCCCAGCTAAAAGGGCGCTTTTTTAATACGTAAAAGGAGGCGAGCTATGGGTAATGTGCAATACCTAGACTACGATGACGCAGTACAGGGCGTAATCAATACATCCAATAGGTTAATCACGATGGTCGATGCGCTAGACGTTGACAATTATACTGATTTCCTGGCCTTGTTCGCCGAGAAGTTCGTCCTAGATTGCATGGATTACTGCCATAGGACAAACTTTCCTCGGACTTTGGTATACACTGCTGCCGAATTGGCCGTTAAGTATATCAAAGATAAACATAGCGACTCTCATGGGCCGCTTAAATCACTTAAAGAGAACGATGTTGAATTCACTTGGGCTATTACTGACGTATCACCTATTGGCTGTATTAGCGAGCAAGACTTTGAGTCTATTCGACCTAAGTTAAATCTATATCGGAAAGTAGTGTGGTCTAATGGCTAACGAGTATGGAAAGCTACTTTCTAGCATTATGTACAAGGATAGATGCACTATTCTTCGACAAATGGACACTACTGATGATATAGGTGCAGATGTATTCGAAATGGCAGCGATATATAGTGACGTTCCGTGTAAACTTGGACAAACAGGACAAACTAGCATGAACGGTGTAGAAACCGATAGTGTATTTACACTTAAAGAGCGTCTAAGGTTATCCTTGCCTGTTGATTACGATGTCATGGCTAACGACATTATTAAAGTTGAGCACCGTGGGCAAATATTTACTATGCGCGCAGATACGCCATTTAAGTATATGTCCCATCAGGAAATCACATTAATTCGTGATAGCGAGGCTTGATATGGGCGTTAAGATTAACGGCTTCATGCAGCTTAACACGAAATGGAAGAAGATCTTATCGCAGTATCCTGAGCACGCAGACACGTTGTTAGCCCAACAAGCAGAGTTATTGATTGCTGATACTAAGGCAAAAACACCAGTTGATACTGGTACACTCCGGAATGCTTGGAAGCGCTCAGAGGTTGCTAATAGCTCTGTCGAGGTCTACAACAATACTGATTATGCCAATCATGTGGAATACGGACACAGGACTCCAAAAGGAGGTTTTGTGAAGGGAAGTAAAATGCTACATCGTTCTATTGTTCATCGTAGAAGCGTGTTCTTGAAAGATACGCGTACAATTTTGAGGAACTTAATCGATGATTAAATTAAGATCCATTCAGAAAGCTCTAGTAGAGCTCTTAAAAAGTAAATATCCGGCGTACAAGGTATATTTCGACAACGTTGAGAAGTCGAGTGTACCTTATTTTTATGTCGAAATGTTTGTTCATTCAGGGGTAGGTGACTACACATATCTCGATAGAACTGTGCAGGTTGATATCTCTTTCAGAACTATAGAAGATAAGAATGGGCGAATTAAGCGTTCTGAGCTATACGAAATGTCCGATAGTTTGGAGTGCATCTTCAGACCTATATTGCAGGTCGAAGATAGGTATATCACAATCAATGATTTTGAGCATACCTTTATAGATGAAGTGCTACACTTTATCTTTAATTTGGATTTTGCGGATGCTTTCACCGATGAAGAAGTAAATGCCATTCAAGGTGAAGTGGCGCAGAGTTTATCATTTAGCCTTAACGGCATTAATTTAACCGAGGAGGAATAATATGCCTAACGAGACAGAAAAGTTTGGTTTACCACAGGTCCTAATCGACTTTAAAACAAAAGGTGTGACCGCTATTAAGCGTTCCGCACGAGGCGTAGTTGCGTTGATTTTGAAATGTGAAACAACAGACGTTTCTAATAAATACAAGATTGCTGACGTGTCTGAAATCCCTGACAAGGTATTTGATGATGCAACCACCGACCTTATTAAAAAGTGTTTAGATGGAACGCCTTTACGTGTTCTTGTTTATACGTTGCCTAAAGCAAATGTACAAGGCGCTAAAAATACGCAAGCTACACTACTTAAGCAACTAAAACATGTGCGTTATAACTACATCGCTGCACCTACTGGTACGGTACAGGAACAACAAGACTTAGCATCTTATATCAAGTCTGAACGTAATATAGCGCGTAAAACTGTGAAAGCGGTTGTTGCCAATGTGGCAGCAGACCACGAAGGTGTGATTAACTTCTGTACTGAAGACATTAAAGTACCTAACGGTAAAAACACACAAGGTCAAACTACCTATAAGACGTATACTCCTATCGAATATACTGCACGTATTGCAGGTATCCTGGCCGGCTTAGCACTTGATCGTTCTGCTACATACTTCAAACTAACAGAAGTTGAATCTGTAAAAGTGTACGAAGACCTTACAGACAAAATCGACAAAGGCGAATTGCACTTATTCGATGAAGAGGACGGCGAAGGTGTTAAGATTGCCCGTGCTTGTAATTCTTTGCAAACGTTTACAACTGATAAAGGTCAGGAGTTCCGTAAAATCAAAATTATTGAAGGCGTAGACATGGTAACTGATGATATCCGTGACACTTTCAAAAAGTATTATGTCGGTAAGTACATCAATGACTACGACCACAAAATGTTATTCGTAGCAGCAATTATGGTTTACTTTGGTCAGTTGGCAGGCAATGTTCTTGATAACCGTGCCGATAACAAAGTAGATATCGATGAACGCTTCCAAAAAGACTATGCAATCATTAAAGGTGAAGATATCTCCTTAATGACTCCAATGCAAATTCGCCAGTATAACACCGGTTCTGAAATTGGTTTAGCAGGTAAGGTTAAATTCGTTGATGCGATGGAAGACCTTAAAATCAGCTTCACAATGTAATAGGAGGTAAAAGCGATATGGAAAAAGAGCAATTTAAATTTGATTTACAGACCTTCGCTCGTGCAAGCGAAGACGTTAAGTATAGAGGTCGTCGTCGCTGGAACGGTTCTCACGGCAAGGTGTGGCTAGACGGTGAGTTGGTGTTTGAAATTGAAAGTTTCGAATGTACTGTTGAAGCACAACGTGAAGATGTAATTATTGGTAATTCTGTGGACTCTAAAACAACAGCACTCAAAGGCGAAGGTACGATGAAGATCAAGAATGTAATCAATCGTAACTTCCGCAAATTACATGAAGCCTGGTGTGCAGGCCAAGATCCTCGTTCTGTAATCACAGGTCTACTCGACGACCCAGATGCAGTTGACGGTCAAAAAGAGCGAATCTCCATCGACAATGTATGGTTCAATAAATTGACACCTCTACATTTCGAAAAAGGTAAAGTTGTTGAAACCGATATTCCTTTTGGCTTCACACCTGAAGACTTGCAATACATTGAATCCATTGACTAATTGAAAGGAAGATTAACATGTCCGTATCTATTAAAGAATTAATCGCTAAACGCGAAGAAATTAAGGCCCGCAAAAGTCAAAAATTAACAATCCAAACATCTATCGGCGAAGTGGTAGCTAAGAAGCCTACCACTTTACTTATGACTGAAGCGTTGGGCCTTGATGGTGATAATGACGAGTATATCGTTTATAACTGCCTAGTAGAGCCGAATTTAAAAGATAAGGACTTACAGCAAGCGTACGACTGCTCTGAACCAATGGACATCGTAGGCAAGCTATTTGAATTCGGTGAAATCAAGGCGATTTCTGATGTGCTTATCAAATCTGTCGGTGTGGGCAAGAAGTTGGATCACGCCATTTTCGATGAAGTAAAAAAGTAATAGAAGAAGACTGGGAGGCGGCTACGGCCGCCTACTTAGTTTTAAAAGGGCACACGTTTGAGTATTTCTTTAATCTCAGCATGACTGAGAAGGTTATGTGTAATATAGCTATGGAGAAAGAAAGGAAAGAGCGTGTAGAGGTCGCTAAACTGGCAATAAAGGAGGTGCTCGGTGGCTAATAAAGAAAGGTTAGGCGTTGAACTCTACCTCGACGATAGAGGGTTTGCAAAAGGGATTCAAAAAGCCCAACAATCGACGCAAAAGCTGACACAATCCACGACGGCACTTGTACCTGCGGTTTCCTCTGCTGAAAAGAGCATGGGCAATGCTACTAGTGCAGCGCAAGGAATCGCTAAAGCTACCAAGACTGCTGAGAGTGAATTGTCCAAGTTAAAGCGAACGGGTAAAGACCTATCTGTAAACATTAAAGCAAAGGATAATGCTACCTCTAAAGTCAATAAGATTAAAAATGAGTTAAATAGTCTTAAAGGCAAAGTGTATACTGCGACTGTTAATGTCCGACAGAACGTAGCGGGTATGGCAGGTGCTGCTGGTAATAGATTAAGTGGTGCGATGTTTGGGGCCACAATGCAAATGGCGGGTATTGCCGGTATCAGTTTCGGGATTGCGAACGGTATAAAGAAATATGCTGACTTTGAGAAAGAGATGTCTAATGTACAAGCTATCTCCGGTGCAACTACCGAAGAATTTCTGCAGTTAAAGCAAAAAGCCATCGATATGGGCGCTGCTACAAAATATACAGCGACTGAGTCTGCAGAGGCGTTCAGATACATGGGCATGGCAGGTTGGAAAACTAGCGAAATGATCAACGGTATCGAGGGTATCATGAATCTTGCTTCCGCATCAGGTGAAGACTTAGCTACAACATCCGACATTGTTACTGACAGTTTATCTGCATTCGGTCTACAAGCAAAAGATTCTGCGATGTTTGCCGATGTATTAGCTGCAGCAGCTACAAATTCTAATACGAACGTCGCACTTATGGGACAAACATTTAAGTATGCAGCTCCTGTTGCAGGTGCTTTGGGCTTTACCGTTCAAGATACAGCCACTGCAATTGGTCTTATGGCCAATCAGGGTATCAAAGGTAGTGAAGCTGGTACAGCTTTACGAGCTATGATGTCTCGCATGGTTAAACCAACAAAAGAGTCCGGCGAAGCTATGCAAATTTTAGGCCTTAATATTCTAGACGCTAACGGTAAGATGAAACCGTTCAGGGATATCATCAAGGATATTAAAGCGGGCATGAGCAAGTTAACTCCAGAAAGTAGAGCGGCTGTAGCAGGTATGCTTGCTGGGCAAGAAGCGATGTCAGGGTTGCTCGCGTTAGTAAACTCTCCTGATGCCGATTTTAACAAATTAGCTGATGCCATTGACAACTCCAATGGCAAAGCTAAAGAAATGGCCGCAATTCAACTCAACAATTTAACCGGTGATTTGACACTCCTTTCCAGTGCATGGGATGGCTTTGTCATTAAAATTATGGACGGTAAGATTGGTGGTTTCCGTGATATTGTACAGGGCATCAATAATTGGTTCGCAGGATTTAGTGATAATGTCGAAAAGAATGGTATCACGCTACGATCTGTTCTAGACGGTATTACTTCCGCAATCAAAGAACTAGTAGGTCAAACATTAAAGCTCGACGGGCTCCCTTCTATCCTTTCTACTGCAGCATTAGCAGTGGCGGGTATAGGGGCGTTTAAAACAGGTCGAGGTATTTTTAATTTGTTTAGGGGTGCAAAAGGAGGGGCTACTAGTGGCGGTATCGGAGGCAGTTCTGCTGGCGATATGACTATAAATGCCTTAAATGTTACTCTTATAGCGAATCGGATGTTAGGTGGTGCGCAAGCTACTGGGGTAGGAACTGTTGGCCGAGTAGGTAAAGGCGCTGGAGCAGTTGGCAGAAGATTAACAAAAATAGGTGGCAAAATCGCTCTTCCATTAGCATTAGCTATGGGCGCATATGACTTAGCTACGAGTGATGATAAAGCTCGTGCCGGAGTCGGCTTGGGTGGTAGTCTTGCCGGTGGTTTAGCCGGAGCAAAATTAGGTGCCATGGGTGGTGCTGCTTTAGGCTCTATAATTCCTGGTGCCGGAACTGCTGTTGGCGGGGCTATTGGCGGCCTTGTAGGCGGTGTTGGTGGAGCTATATTTGGTGAAGAAATTGCACAGCAAATCTATGATGGCATCACAAATAATTTAGAAGGTTTAACTGCTTGGTTTAGTGAAAAATGGAATAGTATTGTAGCAACATGCGCTCCGGTAATTAATACCATTGTTGGCTTATATGCATTCTTATGGGATGGCATTGTAGCGATATTCGGTCCCGTTGCAAGTTGGTTTAACGATACTGTTTGGCAACCTGTGTATTCTTTCGCAAGTTCTGCAATAGACAGCGTTGTAAGCGTGTTTAGTGGCGCATGGGAAAGCATTAAAGGCGTATGGGCTGGCGTTGCTAACTGGTTTAATGAAAACGTATGGAGCCCTATTAAAAGTGCTGCAAGCGGTGTATTTGATGCTGTAGGGGGCGCGTTAAGTGCTGTTCAAGCTAGAGGCTCTCAGGTAACAGACATTCCTCCGAATGCAACCGGTACAACTCATTTCGGTGGTGGTTGGACTGAAATTAACGAACGTGGTGGTGAAATTGTAGACTTGCCAAACGGCAGTCGAATTTATCCGCACGCTACAACTGAAAAAATGATTGCGAATAGTTTAAACGGCTCCAACTCTGTTAATCAATATTCTATTAGTGGAAATACATTTGTTGTAAGAGAAGAAGCAGATATTGACCGCATTGCGCATTCGTTATTCTCTATGATCGAGTCAGCAGAAAGTAACTACGGAGGTGTATAATGGCTAAATTTGTAAGCGGGATAGGCAGGGCACTATCTCTTTTATCTGCTATAGCAGGCAAAGGAGGAAGTACAAAGCCTACAATTATCCTCTCCCAAGGAGAGGAGCGCCTCGTGTTGCCCATTACACCTTCTAAGTATGAGGTAGGCACCGAGCAAGGAAATAAAAGCGTTGATATTACGCAAGTCGGGGAAGTGCTTTTATTTGGCAATCCTAAACTAAAAACATTGTCTTTCGAGGGGTTCTTCCCTGCAAAGGAATATCCTTTTGTTGTAGGGGATAAACGTAAGCCTGCCGAACTTATTGCGTTAGTCGAGAAGTGGAAAGAATCAAAAAAGCCCGTTAGAGTGATTATCTCGGACGGGCCCATTAACTTGATGATGGCAATCATGTCTTTTCCTTGGAAAAAGCAAGAGAATACAGGTGATTTATATTTTACGTTGAGCTTTAAGGAGTACAAAGATCTAAACACTTCAACAACTAGCGACGAAAGTAAAGCTGTGGACGAGACAACGGGATTAAAGGACCGCCCGACAATCGCAACTAAACCGGCTACCGCAACTTTGTTTAATAAAGGTTCGGATATTCTAGATGCCGCTAAAAAAGCCTATGGCAACTATAAGCATTATGAACGCATCATTCAATCTAATGATTTGAAGAATCTAGCTATCAATAACCTTAGCCAGCTCAGAAAGTTAAAGGTGAAATGATGATTATTAAACACGTTGGGACTAAAACTGTTAAAGATGAAAAAACGGGCAAGGATAAGAAAGTACCTGTCGAGAATGACATAACATATCTTGTTAATCGTGCAACTTGGTCCGGCTCTCGTATTCAAGCCGCTCGTAAACTCGAGTTTACGTATACGCAGGAGCCTAGAGATCCGAATTGGCCTGTATACGCAATGGGCATAGGCGAAACAGTTAAAGCTTATTCCGAAGACGGTGATATACAATTTGTAGGTAACATATATACTACGGAACGCAAGACTTCAGCTTCTACTATCACAGTAACCTGTTATGACAATATGTTTATTCTTAGTAAATCAAAAACTACTCGGAAGTTTACCAACATGACTGCTGAAGACATAACTAAAGCTGTGTGCAAGGAAATGGGGATTAAAGTAGGTAATCTTGCTGAAACTGGCGAAAAAATAACTTTTATTGCCAATAACAAGTCTGGCTATCAAATCATTCTTATGGCTTATACCGAGGCAGCTAAAAAGACTAATAAGAAATACCAATCAATGATGGAAGGCGACGAGCTAGATGTTATTGAAAAAGGGTCGTTAATAGAGGGATTAGTCATTGACCAATATCGGAATATTACTGATTCCTCTTATAAAGAGTCAATCGAGAATATGATTAATAAGGTTATGATTACCGACGATAAAGGCAACCTTATCCGATACGAAAGTAAGGACGACCAAATTCAAAAATATTCTATGATTCAAGCTGTATATAAAGAAGGTAAGTACAAGAATACCCAAGAGGAAGTTAAAGACATATTCAAAGGCCCTGAACGGACAGGTGTAATCGACTGCTTAGGCGACTATGATGCTCTTTCTTCGTACTCTGTTGAAATCAAAGATGTCATAACACAATTAAGTGGGCAGTTTTGGATTAAAAGTGATACTCATAACTTCCAAGACGGGCAACATACTATGAAACTCGAGATTGAGTTTGAAAACTTAATGACGAAAGAAAAGGTAGACCATTCTTTAGAAGAAAAGGAAAAGAAACGCCTAGAACGTGAAGCGAAAAAAGGTGGTAAAACCTCTAAAGGAAAAGGTCGAAGGTCTACTAGAAAGAGTTCCAAAAGAAAGGTAGAAATCCGATATGTCTAAAGATATTCCTAGTGCCGCACATTCTATGGCCAAAATGGTAGATGCTTTCCACGGGATAGCTAAGGGTGAGCAGCCTATGGGGATGCGCATAGGTGTTGTTACCTCTCCTTATCCTAATTTAGTTGTCAGAGTCGATAACATCGATATTACAAATGATCAAATTTATATCAATGATTATTGGAAGCCGGACCATTACAGAGAGGCTAAAGGTCATATTGTAAGTGAAACTCAACCTAGAAGTGGTGGTGGCGGATATGCTTTGTTCTCCAGTCATACGCACGAAATCCATAACGATTATACCGATACAATTATTATGACTGATACCTTGCGTGTAGGTGATGAAGTAACGGTATTCCCTGTTTACCGACAAGAGGAACAATTATATTACATTGGTCAGAAAGTGGTGAAATTATGAGTGTAGAATTCCCATTTGTTGGCCTCGGTCAAACCGTGGAAGAAGTCACTGAAGAGCTCCCTTTGTTCCGAGAGTATGATTGGGACTTTGATATTGACCGGTTTAAGTATCACGCCGGTAAGCGAATTGAGTTAACAGGAGACGAAGCATTAAAAGTATGGATATATAAAGCTCTTAAGACCGAACGTAATCAATATCTCGCATACTCTCCGAGATACGGGATTGAGCTGAAGCCTTTTATAGGTAAAGTTATGAGTGTTGGAGAACGGTATTCTGAGCTTAAACGTGTAATTATCGAGTGCCTTATGGTAAATCCATACATTAAATCTATTGATAGTGTCGAATTTACCTCTGATCATGATAAGGTTGATTGTGAAATTGAATTAACGACAATATATGGAGGGCTCAATATAAATGTTTAATATTCCAAATTCTGACGAGATACTGCAAAGCCTTCAGCTTCAGAGTAAGTCTCCAATGAGTAAGTTTGAAGGTACTTTTGAATATGATGTGTTTTCATCCAACGCTATTGAGTTCATGAAAACGTATGTGGAATTAGGCGAGCTGTATAAAGTAGCGTTTGGTGATACCTCTTATAGCGACTTCTTAACCATGCGTGCTAAAGAGTCAGGGGTTGTTCGCAAAGCTGCTACCCACGCAATAGGGGTTGTTACTGTTAAGGGTAACGGAATAGTGCCTAAAGGTAGCCAATTCTCTACGGCGAGTGGAATTTTGTTCGAGTCAACATCGGAGCATGTAGTAAAAGGTACCCAACAAATAGAGGTAAGAGCTGTTGAACCTGGCACAAGCGGAAATGTTAACGCTAATACAATAACGACTATTTCAATGTCTATACCAGGTATTATATCTGTAAATAACGTTGAAGCTACTTCTGATGGCTTCGAGGAAGAAACAGACGATATGTTAAGAGAACGGTATTTACTGCATGTTCGATACCCTGGTACATCCGGAAATACAATGCATTATCACGAATGGGCGATGTCTATTCCTGGTGTTGGAGGAGCGAAGATTGTACCTGTTTGGGCAGGACCAGGGACGGTTAAGGTTATTATTGTAAATAGTGAATTTAAACCTGCGTCTGAAAAGTTAGTAAAAGCAGTTAAAGACTATATAGAGTCTGTGAGACCAACTACTGCGATGGTTACTGTATCATCTGCAGTTATCAAACCTATCAACGTGAGTGCTACTATAGACGGCCGCGATTTTAACTTGGCTAAGTTTAAAGAACTCATGCAGGCCTATTTAATAGAGCTTGAGAAGATGGTGATTACAAGGGATGAAAAAGTTAAACTTTCAATCGCTAAGATAGGCAGTTTAATTCTTGATGCCGGCGCTGTTGACTATCAAAACTTGCGTATTAATAACTCGGACAAAAGCATTGTTATTAACGTTGATGATTTACCGATATTAGGGGCGGTGAATATACAATGATATTTGAACTTTTAAGGACTTATAAAGTTGATGTCCTTCGGTATTTACCTAAATTTTTATCGAAGGACGCCTCGTTTAAAGCCACCGAAGACGCTTTAAGTGAAGAACATGAAAAGTTAAGATTACTCATCATTGATATTTGCAAGCAAATGTTTGTTGAAACCGCAACTTGGGGGTTAAATGACTGGGAGCGAGTTTACGGAATTAGAACCGACGAAGATTTATCAATCGAAAAGCGACGTGAAAACTTGTTGATAAAAATTCAAGGCGCTCAAACTGTTACAACTCCTCAATTAGAAAAGCTAGTTAATAATGTTGTACCTACAAGCGATGCTAAGGTTATTGAAAATACCGCTCCAAACCAATTTAAAATCGTAATGGAAACTGCTGTTGCAGTAGATGAAGTGCGAAAGGTTGTGGAACAGTATAAACCGGCTCACTTAACCTATATAGTCGGACATTTATTTAAATCGAATTCGAAAATTTGTGTAGGTGGAATTGTATCGGTTTGTACAGTATCTAAAGTCAAATATGCGGCCTCTGATAAACGAATAAGCGTATCGGAAGGGTTGTATATCGGCATGTCTGTAATGAACACAGACATAATAAAAGTGTAATGAATACGGAGGTTATTGATGAGTAATTACGGTGCTATTACAACAACTCAACTCGGAAAGAATATGATTGCCGAGTCTTTCAAAACTAAAAAGGGTATTATTTTTACCAAAGTTGCATTAGGCGAAGGCCTATTGAACAGCGGTAACATTAACGACCTAACTAATTTAGTATCAAAAATAGTAGACGGCGAAGTATCTGCTGTTAATACAATTTCTACAAGTGAAATCGAAGTTGTATCTACTATTAATAATAGAGCCTTAACTCGTGGCTATTATGCTCGTGAGTTAGGGCTTTTTGCAAAATTAGGCGAGGGTGGACAAGAAAAATTGTTCGCATACACGAACGCCGGAAGTGATGCAAGTTATGTTCCGCCTAATAGTAGTATTGATGAAAAGATTATTACCATTACCATTGGTATTGGTAATGCGTCTATAACAATTAATCCTAAAAGCCACATTTATTTAACGGAAGCTCGTTTAAATCAACACGAGAACGACATTAACGCACATGGCGGTATCATGAAAAAGTTCTTACCACTAACAGGTGGTACAGTAACAGGTGATGTTACTTTAGAAAATGGCTCATGGTTAAAACTTAACAACAGAACATTTTCAGGTGCTGTTCGAATTACTGAACGAGGAACGCTTGATGTTGGTATTAACGATGGCACAAATGGTTCTGTTGAAAATATGAACATCTGCTCTATGAACCGCCCTGGTTGGTATAACAAAAATCTTGGCAGTGCTCGGCAACTTGCTTTAGTTGAAGAAATTAACGCAGCTGAAACACGATTTAACGCTTCTCTGAATAGTTATCTACCATTAGCAGGCGGTACAATGAAAGGCAATATCACGTTTAAGCGTAATCAATCCTCTATTAAGTTAGACGGCGGCACTAATAAAATGCATTCTATCGATGTAGGTGGCGCTAACGGCGAAAATATGGATATCGGCTCTTCTCAACAAACATCACAAGCTAATTTGTGCTGCTATAATCGTCCTGGTTGGTACGGAAAAGACAAAGGCACAGAATTTAGGCCTTTTATGACTCTTTCCGATATTAGCGTAACAAGTGGGACGATTAACCATGGTGAAAATTTACCAATTCCGCAAGGCTTTACTGAAAACGAATGCACATGGCTATTAAGCATGAACCAATCTAACGTTGAAGGTTGGTTGTGGGACGTTAAAGAAGGCGGTGCTTATAACTATATTAACCTTGAATGTTGGCGAGAAGGTAGGAGAGTCCATGTAGGTGCAAAATTCAAAGGGCATGATAGTCTTTGGAAAGATAATAGATATATCGGAAGAGAAGGCGTTGAAGCTTTTATTCCTGGTACTGCAAACTATGTTTGCATCGCAGTTAAGAAAGCGTAGGGCGGTTAATATGGACTTTGTTAAGCGATTAAACGAAACTCTACATATCGGCGATGATTGGGCTAGGGCTTACAAAGTTATAGGTGATGTTGATTTTACAGACGCGAGAGGGGTTTGTAAAATACGCACTTATAAAGGCGATGTTATTTTAGAGCCTGATTGCGTAGTTGATGGCGACCGGTTAATCGTAACCATTAGTAGTGAACAATCATTAGGTATTAACCGAGCATTTACTCGGTGCAAATACGATGTGTTCCTCATCACTAAGGAACAAACAATTAAGTTAGTCATGGGAAGCATGGATATCATCCCTGACGTAAGTATGCATTGAATAAGGAGATTTCAAAATGGCAGAACAAAAAGCGATTAAAAGAATTGAAGACGTGGAAGTGGAAAAAATTCACCAATTCATTATTAATGTAGGCGTTCCTGGCATGCGTGGTGGCACCGGTGCAGACGGACACGAAGGCCCTGAAGGTCCTGCAGGAAAAGCATTACGCTTTGAAGATTTAACAGAAGAGCAAAAGGCAGAACTCAAAGGTCCTAAAGGTGATGCACTCCGCTTCGAAGATTTAACAGAAGAACAAAAAGCGGAGCTTCGAGGACCGGAAGGCAGAGAAGGTAAGCGTGGTGAAAAAGGCGAAAGCCCTGTTGCTACAAAAGCACAACAATTACTTTTAAGTCGAAATCGTTGGTGTAAATCTAGCGATGTAGACGACGTGCTATGTGCTATTATCGAACAAACTGTATCCGCTAAAATTGGGTTTAAACCATTAACTATTGGTGCTGCATTATTGCGTCAAACAGAAGTTTTAGTGAATGGCGAACCGCATTATAAAGTTAAGGTGGTTGCAACTGATACAGAATTTGAAATTCAAGATAATGGCGAAGTAACTATTACAATTCCTGAACTTGGCGAAAATAATGTTGCTCTTGAATACTATAATTTAGCTGGTGAAAAAGTTGCTGATAGCTTTGTTCCTGGTGTTGTAACAATGCAAGCGGACGAAGTATATGACAATACTGTTGGTGTTAAGTTCTTGCGATTTGGTCGAAAATTAGTATTAAAACTTAACGATTATAATGAAAATTCGTTTAACTGGCTTGGCAAGTGGAATAAATCGGAAATTGATACTTTAGAAATGATAGCGGATTCTCCTAAATCTGTAAAAGATTTAGATAGAAGTTCTCGCAATAAATACGATGGCTTAACGTTTGTTATTAGCAAGCCTGAAAATATCACTTTTACTGTAGATTATCCTCAAGGTGCTGTTGTAATTAATACGCCTACAAGCACGCAAGCTGTGGACATTAGTGGTACCTATATTAATTGGACCGGAAGAGAGTACGAAAACTCATATTTGTAATAGAAAGGGGCGCAGATGTGGACTTGGCAGTTTGAGCTGAATGATATCCTCACTACGCTATCTATTGTCGGTGTCGTTGCCGGGCTAGGGTATAAAGTATTAGTTATTCCATTGCTCGAAAAATTAGATTTGCAACGTATGCAAGATAATCTAATGGTTCAAGAAAAGATGGGGAGCTTAATAGAAACCTTAAAAGATCTAAAGGAAGAAATTAAACTATCCCGCGAACAACGCACCAAAGCATACACTGAACATGTCATATTGGTTTCACGTGTTGATGGCATTGAGAACCGTATTGATGATATAAAGGGGGAATTACATGAACATACCTCCAAAGCTCATTAATTCAATTAAAAAATCATATCAATCTGTAAGGGTGGCCAACTTCCACCCTACAGGTATATTCGCTACACGGGCGCTAGTATTTGTCATGCTAGTGCCTATTTTATTGGTGATAACACAATATATTATGTCGTTTATTAGCGGGTATGTATCAGACGATGCAAACAAGCTGATTAATGTCGGCATCAATATTATTGACCATATATTTATTCCAAGTGTCTTAATGGCTGTTGTAGGGTTCTTAGGACTCTGGCTAGATAGAAATGATAATGGCATTCCCGACCAATTAGAAAAGGAGGATAAACGATGAAAGTATTTATTAATCCAGGGCATGATATTAACTTAGACAGTGGTGCAGTCAATCCCGTTTATGGTACGCGTGAATGCGACGTCGCTCGTGATGCGGGCAAGATGTTAGCACGCTATCTTGAAACAGCAGGTTGTGAAGTTCGTACTCTTCAAGATGATGATTTAGGCTTTGTATGTGCTGAATCTGATGCTTGGGGCGCAGATATCTTTGTATCTCTACACTGCAACGCTTTTAATATGCAAGCTCGAGGTACAGAAACTTTGTACAAGTCCTTTAATGGACAACGATTAGCGAATGATATCCAAAGCCAAATCATCAGAAGCATTAATACAGTTGATCGTGGCGTTAAGAAACGGGATGACCTTTGGGTGTTAAATGGTACGGATGCAACTGCAGTATTAGTTGAAATGGCATTCATTGATAACGAAGCTGACCATGCTATGTTATCCAATGACCTGGATACTATTGTGCGTGCGATTGCACGAGGCATTACTGATTATGCGGGAGGGCAATAATGTATGATAAAATCAAAGTATTATTTGATAACCCTACTTACCGCTATTTTATTATCGGTGGTATTGTGCTCCTCTTCGTCTTTTGCTGCTGGTACATCTTCCACGAGCCAAGTGGAAGCAACAATCACGATTCCCTTAACGCAGTGGAACGAATTGAAAAGCAACAACGAGAAAGCCTTAAGCTTAATCGAGACATCCAGCGCTCCATTGACCGAAGCTCAAAGCTTAGTCATGAAGCAAAGGGAAGAGTTGAACGAAGCACACAATACAATATCGACATTGGAAACCGAGTTGATGAAAGCCAAAATGCTATCAATGAAGCAAGAAGTTACCTTGTCCGAAATGCAGAACTCATTGACCGAATTGAAAGGGCAAATCGACAACGACAAGAGAACCATCAAACGACTACGGATGCAGCGCAACCTATCTCAGATGGTGGGAGCGGGAGCAGTAATCGGAGTAGTGATTCATCGATAGAGAGGTGATCCAATTATCTCCATAGCGTGTAATGGTGGATACACGCACTAATAGCTAAAAGAGCCTACTAACTTAGAAAATATCTAGGTTGGTAGGCTCTTTTTTGTTTGTAAAAATCAAAATAAACACTTGCTTTTATACACGATATAGGGTATAATATAGACATAAGGAAGGAGGTGAAGCCGTTGAAGAGGTTAAGGAAGATAATAAAAAAGTGGCTACCGCTAATAACAGCACTTATCCAACTAGCAATCGCGATAAAACAGTTATTAAATCAGTAACCACAGGGGCTCGAAAGAGCCCCAATCTTCCTAACTATTATACCAATGGCAGGCATATGATTTCAAGATTAACTTTAATAATTAGTATTATTGCCTTTGTATTATCTGTCTATAATTTATTAGTAATAACAGGAGTACTGTAATGAAACTAGATGATGTAATGACAACACAAGAGGCGGCAGAACGCTGGAATGTTACTGCTGATTCTCTTAAACAAAACTGTAGGGGTCGTGTAAAGAATGGATTTTTAGAAGGAGAATTTAGAAAATCAGGGAAAATGTGGCTTGTCACTAGACAAGGTATG